AAGTACCAAAGCCTCTTTGTTTTTTATGTCCCGTGTCGTTACACGCAGGATTTCGCTTACCATTTTTGCTTTTTCGGTCTTGTAACTTCCCTTATCCTGCTGACCTTCCTTTTTCTCTTTGGTATACATTTTCGTCCGTTCCATCTCCTCCTTAGATGTCAAGGCGTCCAGACTGTCCAGGATGTAAACAAACGGACGATCATCCTGAATTGCTTTCAGGATGTTACCATAAAAGTCTTGGATGGTATCAGAGACAACGTTGGTTTCGATCCTACTTCCAACATCAACACCAAACAAATAGTTGACATTAAATTCCAGTGCGGCTTCCACATCATCATAGATAAGGCGGTAGTCATCAAACTTTTTAAACATCGCCATTTCGGCAAAGCACGTTAAGGCAAGAAAAGATTTGCCTGAGGAACTGTCGCCAATTATATTGACTAACTTACCCAAACCATATCCCCCGGTGGGGTTATCTGAACAGGCACAGTTAAGCAAAGTGGAACCTGTTGGTATCAAATGGTCTGGATCGATCTGCTCTAATACAGGATCAAAGGTCTCTGTATTAGGTTTGGTATCGACGGTTTTTTGTATCTGTGTAGCCAACTGTCTTAACTGGCTTCCAGGTTTCTTTAATACAGGTCTCTTTAGTAACTGTGACATATTACCTCCTACATACAAGCGGCTTTGGGTAGTTTGTCATACCTACGACTGCCTTGCTTATTAGCAATCTCCAGGAACTGATCCTCATCCGATTCGATCAGGAGTTTCATGGCGACAACGTTATCGGTGAGGGGATATTTGTTCTTATTAATTGAGGCACAAAGGTCTTGAATCTTACCCTTATCGATCTGTTGGATAAAACCTTCACGCTGGACAATGTAGTCATGCTTCCTGCCCTTGACAAATACTCTGCCAGTTTCCTCATAGACCACCAACTCGTCCTTACCAATGATGTCAAGCAGAAGGTCTTTGGCTTTCGCCTCAGCCGCATTACGTTTCTCTGCCATCTTTGTGATGCGGTCAACCTCTGCTATTCGATGCTCTTGACCTCTACGAACGGCATCGCCTAGGTTCTGCATGGCTCTACCGGCTGATACACCTGCCGCAGCCACACGTTCAAAGGCTTGTCCCATCTGTTCCGTAGACACACGGAGCCCATCTGTGATTTCATCAGCAACACCCTCATAGAGAGCCCTCGTTGCATCATCAGTCCAGACAGACCAAACGGCATGTACTCTGTTCTGCTCATATCTGGTCTCAACATCATAGTAATAAATGTACTGATCTCGGACCCACGTGGTCCAAGTGGCAGACACAGTTTGGGACATATTATCGGCATGAACTGTACTGTTGGAGGTTGACGATGTGGTACTTCTGAAGGAGTTTACTCCTGGTGTTATAGCCATCTTTGGACACTCCAGTTTCATTTTCTGGTTGTTAAACATACGGTTAAGGTCAACCCTGTAGATGTCTCTCATCATGTCAAACTCTCTGAAAAAGGAGACACGATCTACAGGGCACTCCAGCCTAAATATCTTCCCAAACAATCCAGGATTGATGTTACTATGGACAAACGAAGCCATATCAGCCTCCAGCGATTGGCGGAACGAGTATAATCATTCCTGCTTTGGGGTCAAAGACATCCATCTTTTTCCCCTGCTTTCCTTCCTTATCTACATAGAAAGCCATGAATCGTTTTTTCTTGTCTGGGTTGTTGACGTGGTTTTCAAAATGTTTCTTGACAGCCTTAGTCTCCACAAGTTTCTCAGGATCCCAGGTCATTTTGTTGTCACCTTCAATACCCATTATTCGCATTTGTCCCATGTTAAGTTCTCCTTCTCAATGTTCGTCTGGTTATTTGTTTCTTAGGTTCGGGTTCTTCTGTCTTTCTGGTTATCAGTTTCTTCTTTTCTGGTGTGGCACCTCCTTTCGACATGGCATCTGCTTTGTCAGAGCAAGGATCCCATACATCACATTTTTTACATTCAGGCAGTTTATCTATATCGACACCCATTGTGCCTCCAGCAGGACAAGATAGTTCCCCATCATCTGCTGGCATTGCTCTGTCCTCATCCTTTCGTTCGGGTTCTTCTTCCTGGGCGGGTTCTTCCTGTTCTGGAATATTGTCGTCCAGTTGTTGCTGACTGTCAGGCTCTTTTGCTGTCTCAGGAGGTGTTTCTTCTCCTTCATCAGCACCAATACCCATGAAGGCATTTTTCATAACCTCATAGTCAGGGTGCATATTGATACATTCATCAAGAGCGAATGATTGGTCAAGTACTTCATCAGGTAAGGCTTCGTCCCTCTCATAGAAACGATGTCCCACATAGTCTTTGGAGTCTCGCTCTTTACCTGTGGAGTCAATGAACGTCCCAGACTTCTTAATGCTGAAAGCAATACTCCTGCCGTGATCTGGATGGGAGAAAGCTACCGGCGCCCCGCCTTTGGGGTTTATTGATATCTCGGTGACGTTCTTTTCAAAGAACCAGTGGGCAACTTCCCAAATTTGCAGTCCTTTTTCTTCTTCTTCGGGAGTATCATGCACCCAGACAAGATATGCTGTTCGCCTTTTGGGTGCAATCTTCTTCCATTCATCTGTCGGGACTCGATTCTCTTTGATGTAATCGCAGATCGGATCCCTTTTCTTCCAGTTTCTGAACAGACAGGCGAATGGATCGTTACCTGGCCCGATGTTCCGATGTGCCCAGAAGTCAACGACATACGCCAACCGCCCTGCAGGGTCTCTGGGGTGATTCTCTCCAGTTATGAATGGAACAACATCAATAAGATGCTCACCCACGTCCGGTCTCCAGAAACCCATCCCCTCTGGAATCTTGTCTTTGATAAACACAGAACCATACTCCACCGACTCCTCATTTCGGTCGATGCTCTCTTGGGTTCTGGTTAAAAGGTCGTCTTTCATTTTTTCTGTTTGCTCTCGGAATCCCATGCTCCTTACCTCCTCTTGATTTGGATTAGTTTGTTGGGTTTGTCTTTCTTCTTTAGCCTGTTCTTTAAGCCCTCATCCTCGTTTAATAACTCGGACTGTTTTTTGTTCTTAAAGTCGTCCATACCATCTCTGGCTTCCTTGCTTATCTTTGGCTCAACAAAATAGTTGGCGAGATATAATGACACAAGATGTTCCAGAGACTTCTTCCTTTGTTCAAAAGCCCACTTAGCTGTCTCCAATATGTTGACTCGATAGGTTGCCTCAATGTATTCAAAGTTAGCATCCTTATACGTTTCCTGATTAGGTATCCAAGTCGCTATCTGTGGTTCAGATGGACGCTTTTCGAATCCTAATATGTCCCAACTTTTACGTGCTTTGGCATCCAGATCGGCTCTGGTCATGTTTAGTTTTTCTTTTGCCCGAGCCTGCTCTCTGATTGCCACTGCCCATGCGTTGGAGTATTTGGAATACAAAATAGGTTGCTTGATTAACTCCAAGTCTAATGAGTTAAGGTCAATCTCAAGGTCTGATTTGTAGTCCCAATCATCGACATCGCCAAAGTGAAAGCCTTTCATACAACCTCCTAACTAATCTGATGCTTGGCAAGCAAATTGCAAGGCAAGAATCAGACCCGCTTTTCCTGTATACATGAATGTGTCCATAAACATAGACATCTGCCGTGCCAGCTGGACGTCTATACCCTTACCAAGCATTACTTTTCCCATGTATGTCAGGATTGCGTGGCGTATCTTTTCAGGATCTTGATCCATTTTATCGACTATCTTCCTGATTTGCTCCCATTTATTGGGGCCTGATAACTTTTTATCGATCAGGATTTTAATAAGGTTAGTGACTGATTCCTCACTCACTACCAGATTCTCTATCGCTTCCTCAGCCATCTCGACTGACTCCATATCCAATACTGAATCAAGCATGGATAAAGCCTGCCCTGCACTTCCCCAACAAGAGCCAATGATCTTTCTGGTTATATCGACAGGGAAGTCTACCACTCCTTCTTTTTCAAGGACAGATTCAAGGAGTTTCTTTATCTGTCCACGTGTCAATGCTTTGAGGTCTACTTCGTGACACCTGCGTCTAACTGCTTTTAATGTATTACCTTTTATCTTCTCAGGTTCAGAAGTACACATGGCAAAGTAAACATGATTGGGTGGTTCCTCAAGCAGTTTGAGCATTGCTTCCATAGCCGCCCCAGTTACCTGATGACATTCATCCAGCATAAACATCTTTCGGGTTCCAAACATTGGCCTCATTTCACAACTCCTGCCAATTGTTCTTATGGTGTCGATGCCCCTGGTGTTGGCTGCGTTGTATTCGTAGTAATCCCCATCTTGGATATCTAACATTATCCTGATTATACGTGCAATAGTTGTCTTTCCACCGCCAGGTAGTCCTGTTAAAAAATAACTGTGTGGAACGTCTACATCTCTGGTAAGTACTGATTCAAGACTTGCAACCATAGCCTCGTTACCAACGATGTCTTCCAAAGTCTTAGGTCGATTATCAGTATGCAAGGGCATTTACTTTCCTCCTAATTTCGGTTCTTTATCTAAGAGCCATTTGGGAATAAA